CCTCTTATGTTGGCTGATGTACCTATCTTTCGCAGCGATGCTACTTATGGTGATTATTATGTGGTGTTTTCTAAAGATACTATTTTTAAGATTGCTCAAAAGTTTTTCAAAAGAGGCTATCAGTCAAACGTAAACCTGATGCACTCACCTGACGCACAAGTAGACGGAGTTACTATGTTTGAAAGCTTTATTACAGACAAGAGTCGTGGCATACAACCAATGAAAGGGTTTGAAGATGCACCTGACGGGTCTTGGTTTGGCTCGTTCAAAGTAGATAACGAAGATGTTTGGAGCGATGTTAAAGAAGGTAAATTTAAAGGCTTTAGTGTAGAAGGGTTATTTACTTACAAGACAAAGCCAAACAAAGAACAAGAACTTATGAATGCAATAAAGGAAATATTGCAACGAGTTAAATGATAAACAAAATCTTTTATTAATATTTAAACAAAAAGAATGATGAACGCAAAAGATGCCATTATGCAAATTAGGGCTTTATTCGAAGATATGCCACAAGTAGAAGCGCCTGCTCCTGCTCCAGCACCTATCGAAGAAATACCTGTTACATTTGCAGAATATAGCCTTATGGACGGAACTAAGGTTATGATTAGCGAACTTGCTATCGGTGGTCAAGTTACATTAGCAGACGGAAGTCCTGCACCAATGGGCGAACACCAGTTAGCAGACGGAACACAAATTGAATTAGACGAAACTTCTAAAATCGTTTCTATCGAAACTCCAGAAGCAGAAGCGGAAATCGCTGACGAAACTCCTGCGGAAATGGGTAAGAAAATGGACGAGAAAATGGCAGACGAAATCGCTGCTTTAGTTTCTGAAAATGAAAATCTTAAAACACAAGTAGCACAATTAGAGGCAAAAGTTAAGAATGGCTTTAGTCAAGTAGCTGAACTTATAGAAGCACTTACTAAGACTCCTAACGCTGAACCTATTGCGCAGCCAAAACAAACATTCGGTTCTAACGTAACTACAAAAGATATGAAATACGATAGAATTGAAAAATATAGAAACGCTTTATTAAACAAATAAAAATAAAATAAAATGGGTTTTGATGTATCTGCATTAGCAAACTATACAAAAGAAAACGAAGCATTATTAGTAACTTCGTCTGTATTAGGTGCAAAAACTGCCGCTCTTATTAAGAGTGCTGGAAATGTTATGGTGGGAGTTAAAAGTTCTGAGAAAATTAACCTGATGGAAACTGATGCTATTTTCCAAGCAGGTGGTACTTGCGGGTTTAATGCCTCTGGTTCCACGACCTTCACTCAGCGCACGGTTACTCCTGGTAAAATTAAAGTTAATGAAGCTCTTTGTCCTAAAGATTTGGAAGCAAAGTATCTTCAAAAAGCTTTACCTACAGGTTCTATGTACGACAGTATTCCTTTCGAGCAAGAATTTGCTGACAAGAAAGCTAAGACTATCGCTGCACAATTAGAAACTGCGTTATGGCAAGGCGACACTTCAAGTGTGAACGTAAACTTAAACAAGTTCGATGGTCTTGTTAAGTTAATCGGTGCTGCTTCAGGTGTTGTGGCTGCAAACGCTTCTACTTTTATTTCAGGTGCTCCTTTAAGCTCTATTACTGCTGCTAACGTAATCTCTATCTTTGATGGTGTTTATCGTGCAATCCCGGCAAAAGTTGTAGCTGCTGATGACATGACTATCTTCTGTGGTCAAGATTTATTCCGTACCTACACTATTGCTCTTAAGAATAGCGGTAGCTTCAATTACCAAATTGATGTTAAAGCTGATAGCGAATTTGTACTTCCTGGTACTACAATCAAAGTTGTAGCTGTTGCAGGTCTTAACGGAACTAACAAAGTTTACGCTATGCGTTTAAGCAACTTGTTCTTAGGTACTGACTTATTGAACGAAGAAGAAAAGTTTGAAATTTTCTATGCTAAGGAGGCTGACCAGGTGCGTTTTGTAAGTGAGTTCAAGATGGGTGTGAATATTGCATTCCCTGACGAAGTTGCTGCTTTCGTTCTTGCATAATTTATAGGGTAGGTTGAAATATACCTACCCACTTTTTTCAAACTAATTAATTCAAACAATATGCCTTGCGCTTTAACCCAAAATTATACCTTAGACTGTAAAGACAGTTTAGGTGGTATAACCGAAGTTTATTTTATAGCAGAAGCAGATGTTACTTCTACAACAGAAGCGAGTGGTGTAATTACCGCTTTAGTAAAAGCATCTGGCAAGAAGTTCTTTAAATACGAACTTGTAAAAGGCACTTCTCAATTAGTTGAGAATGTTAATGCAAACGTACAGAACGGAACTATCTTTTATGCTCCAGAATTAACTATCGTTTTAAACAAATTACAAGCGAACACAAGAAACGAAATCTTGTTGTTGGCTCAAAACACTTTAGTAGCAGTTGCCAAAGATAACAATGGCAAATATTGGTACTTAGGAAAAACAAGAGGCTTAGACCTTACAGGCGGTAGCGCAGGTACAGGTACAGCTGACGGTGACAGAAGCGGTTACACTCTTACCTTTACAGGTGCTGAGCCAGCCCTTGCTCCAGAGGTAAACTCTACTGTGGCAGGTCAATTAACTACCGCAGGTTCTTAGGTTGTTTTGGTTTTGTATATAGATGCCCTCGGACTTAATTGTTCGGGGGTTTTTTATTTTGCAAACAATCGCATTACTTTATATTTATAGTTGTGATAAGACTTACTAAGGGTCAAACCCAAAATATAATACTTACATTGACTGAGAAGCAGCTTTTAACAAGTCCTAACTATTTATTCATTTTTGAGAATAGAAGTACAAATACGGACATTAAATTTGTAAGGTTAAACAATACTGATATAAGTGCTTACAAAGAAAGGTACAATGAGTTCACTATTGTAGTTAATAGCTTCTTTAATACTGCTTTAAATGGGCAATATACATACTCAATCTACGAGCAAACAAGTACTACCAACACAAACCCGACAGGTTTAAACCTGCTTGAAAGCGGCATTATGGAACTTGAAGGTACAACTATATCATTCACAGAATACGAAACAACAAGCACATTCACAATTAGACAATAATGGAAATACAAGTATTGACATTTGCGGAAGCAAAGCAACCGGAATATAAAGAGAAAAAAGGCGAAGGGTATATGCAGTATGGTCAAAACAATGACTATCCGCAGTACCTATTAGACCTATTTAACAAATCTGCAAAGCACAACGCTATCATTCGTGGCAAGGTAAACTACATTGTCGGCAATGGTTGGGCAGGGGAGCAAGATATGGTTAAGAAGGTTAATAGAGAAGAAACTCTTAATGACTTAACTAAGAAGGTTGCTTTAGATTTAGAACTATTTGGCGGTGCTTACATACAAGTTATATGGAGCGTAATTGGTGGTCAAATAGCTGAACTATGGCATTGTGATTATACAAAGATTAGAACAAACAAAGACAACACGCAATTTTGGTATAAAGACGATTGGAAGCTTACACGCAATCAAGAAAAAGCTGAGATATATAATGCTTTTAATCCTGCTAACCCACAAGGTGTGCAGATACTTTATGTAAAAGAATATAGACCTGGAATTAATGTTTATTCTTTGCCTGGTTATTTCGGTGCGCTAAATTACATCGAAAGTGATGTAGAAGTTAGTAAGCACGTTTTGGGTAATGCTCAAACAGGGTTTTCTGCAAGTAAACTTATTACACTACCGAACGGAGAGCCAAGTCCTGAAGAAAAACGTCTTGTAAGTAAGCAGTTCGATAATATGTATACGGGTGCAGACGGCAAAAAGTATCTACTTGCTTTTGTAAACGATGCAGCTCGTAAACCTATCGTAGATGATTTAGGTGCAAGTGATTTAACTAAAGAAGATTTTGGTCGTGTAGACGAACTTATACAAACTAACATTTTTAGCGGACATCAGATTACAAGTCCTGATTTATTTGGTATTTCAACACCTGGTCAATTAGGAAGCAGGCAACAGCTTAGAGATAGTTACGAGATATTTCGTAATACTTATGTTCACTACAAACAAATGCAGATTGAAGGCGTATTTAATATGCTTGGACAATATGCAGGACTTACTGAAGAACTAAAGCTTCAACCAGTAGACCCGATTGGAATTGACTTTAGCGAAAGCGTAATTAAAGAAGTTGCGCCTAAAGAATGGATATTAGAGAAGTTAGGTATTGACCCTACTAAGTACGGATTGCCTATTGAAAGTGAACAACCAATGGCAGCAAGTCCTTTAAGTGTGAACGAGCATATTAAAGGCTTAAAAGGTCGTGAGTGGCAAAATATGCAGCGCATCATTAGAGATTTTAATAAGGGCAAGATAACAAGGGAACAAGCAAGTTCAATGTTAAAAGGTGGATATGCTTTAAGTGATGACGAAGTTTCTACTTGGTTAGGAACTGAAGA